CCTTCCAGGGGGAGGCCGATGCGATGGTGGTGTTCGTCAAACGCAAGCTCGGCGACGACATCCTCTCTGTTGAACTGACCAAGAAGCAGATCTGGGCCTGTTTCGAGGAGGCCTGCCTGGAGTACAGCGCCCTCGTCAATAAGGCCCAGGCCAAGAGCCAGCTGTCTAATCTCCTCGGTATTAATACGGGATCTCTCACCGGCGCCGAGCAGAAGTTCCCGCGTGAGAACCTCGAGTTCATGCTGCGCCGTGCTGAACCTTATGCGATGGAGGCCGGCGGCGGAGGCAGCTACACCGCCCTCAGCGGTGCGATTCAGCTCGAGCAGGGTCGCCAGGACTACGACATCTACTCCGAGCTCAAGAACGAGTCAGGCAGTTTGATCTTCTCGTCATCGCTCAACCAGCCTCGGGGCAAGATGAAGATCATGGAGGTCTTCCATTTCAATCCTCAGGCCGCCTACCGCTTCTTCGACACCACCTCGGCGATCAACTACCTCAACAATGAGTTCGCCTTCGAGTCCTTCACCCCGGAGACGGTCTTCTACATCCTACCCGTCTTCGAGGACGTCCTTCGCGGTGGCATGCTCGATATGTCCCAGAGGGTCCGTCGATCCCATTATTCCTACAAGATCACCGGCACGAAACTGCGTATTTTCCCAAAGCCTGTGCAAGCAGATCCGAAAAAGCTTTGGATTCGAGTGCAGTTTGGTCCAGATCCACTCAATTCCCCCTATGACGACAAGAGCATTAACGGAGTCAGCAACGTCTCCAACGTGCCATTCGGCAACCTGGCCTACGACAAGCTCAACTCCATCTCCCGCCAGTGGATCAGGCAGTACTGCCTCGCCCTGTGCAAGGAGCTGCTGGGCCTCATCAGGTCCAAGTTCTCCTCGGTGCCTATCCCCGGCGGCGACCTGACACTCAATGGTAGTGACCTCATCTCGCAAGGCCGCGAGGACCAGGAGAAGCTCCGCACGCAGTTCAACGAGCTGCTCAACGAGCTCACCTACACCAAGCTCCTGGAGAGTGAGGCCGCCGCGGCAGACAACCTCCAGAAGATCCTCAGGGCGATACCCATTCCTAACGGCCGCGCAATCATCATAGGATAATGAATCATGGCGCGCCTATTCATTACGCCTAGAGAGATCGATTTCATCAGCGATCTGACCAAAGAGCTCGTTAAAGACGTCCGGGGGCAAAAGGTCTACTACTATGGCGTGCGAGAGGACCTCACAGAGATCCATGACGTCTATGAGGAAGCCCGAGAGAAGGTATTCAATCCTCCTATTGAGATTGAGGCCGCTGTTGAGTGGCAGCCTGCTAAAATTGCGACCAATCGATACGGCTCTGAAGAAGTGTACACGATTTCTCTATTCCTACACAATAGAGACCTGCTCGATAGAGACATTGTAGCCCGTGTAGGAGACTACATTTCCTATGGAACCGAGTTCTACGAGATCACATCTGCCTTGACCGAGAAGCAGGTCTATGGACAGATCGAGCACAGCGTGGGTATGAAGCTCACCTGTGTGCAGGCACGTAAGGGCATTATTGATAACTCCACGAATGGACCCTCCTCTGAGGAGGATTCTGACAAAGACGCAGTGCAGAAAGAGTTCGTGCAGCAGCGTGGATATGTGGAGAATAAACTCGGAGAGACGGCTGACAAGAGACAGCTTGTCGATGATGGTAAGCTCGACCCAGGTCTCACAGGCCCGAAGGAAGTCACCATACAGGGATCAGAGTCCACTTCTTATTTCTATGGAGATGAGTGATGAGTACCCGTATGACTCCAAATAATGCGCCACTCGCGACCCCTACAGGCTTCGAGTCTCCTGATGTCGCGACCGATATCAAGATTCCGCCGTGCTCGATCGAGGACCTCGACCGCGCCGTCTTCAACCTCTTTGACAATCAACTACCGCTCCAGGTGAAGCAGAAGGACGAAGGCATCAAAAAGGTGCCCATCATCTTCGCTACTGGTGAAAGGTTCGCAATTCTCAGGAGAAAGATCTACTTGGGAGATCGCGGCGCCAACCATAGCGCTTTGATACTTCCTCTCATATCGATCCAGCGCTCTGGCATCTCTCAGGATCCTGAGAATGGTGCCATGCCAGGCCAGACCTTTCCTATTACTATCAAGCGCCGACTGAGCAAGGATAATCCTATCTACAAGCGCTTGGTAAATGAGTTGGGGTTCCAGAATCAAGATGAGATCGCTGCAGTAGGACACAATCTTTCTCCGGCAGGGTCAGGTGCCGTGCCTGGAACAGTGGGAACTCGTAGAAATATCAACGTCAGCCAAGACGCGCTAGAGGGAAGGCTGCTTAGCCCACAGTTTTCGAATAACATCTATGAGACGCTGACAATACCTCCCACAAAGCATTACACTGCGACGTACGAAGTTTCTATTTGGGCGCAGTACACGCAGGAAATGAATGAGATGCTCATGACGATCATGAGCCTCTACCAGAACAACGATCGTCGGACTTTTAGACTCGAGTCCCCTAAAGGGTACTGGTTCGTGGGTTATGTTTCGAGCGACTTAAGCGCCGACAATAACACTGACGATTTCACTGACCAAGAGAGAATTATAAGGTACAGCTTCTCCATTAAGGCGAACGGTTACATCATCGCCCCTCAGTATCCAGGGTCTCCTGCATACATTAGGCGCTATGTTTCAGCACCATCAGTGAGCTTTGGGATATTCAACACCTCCGCTGCAGCCATTACAGGCAATCCCTCGCCTCAGGACGCCGATCCAAATTCATTCCTATTGGAAGACCTGTATAGCGAAACAAACGACATTATCGATTCGAAGGTCGGCGGCAACACTCCGAGAGATCTTTCTGATTCTCTTGATAAGCACACTGACTTTGGCGAATCGACCGTCGGAGGCTACACACGGTCTATTCGCGCAAATCAGCGCGTCCTTGTCACTCGGAAAGACATATTTACAGGAGAAGAGAGAAATGGTCTCCTTCGGGTTAGGTCGTCCGGCGGCAGGTCAGGTGAGACTGTCTATCGGGAACAGATAATCAAAAAGTTGGATGATATTTAGAACACGACGATATGACCTGCGGAAAGAGGAAAGCTTGCTTTTTCTTCCATACTTACTAAGGGTTAACGTACGCCTAAGGAGTTGGTTCAATGGCTGAACAGACATTTAGATCCCCAGGATTCTTCGAGCAGGAAATTGACTTGTCAGCCCGCCAGGGTACAACGCTCGGAGTTCCTGCGGGCGTGATTGGCACGTCTAAAATGGGACCCGCCTTCGTCCCAGTCACTATCGGCACGACGGTCGACTTTGAGAACCGGTTTGGATCACTCGATCCTGATCGCTTTGGTCCCTATGCTGTTCGGGAATTCCTCAAGCATCGCAACGCAGTCACATTCGTCCGTGTTCTAGGAGCGGGCGCGAATACAACAGAGTCTGACATCTCGAACACTGAGATTCTAGGCACTGTCAAGAGCGCCGGATTTATCCTCTCTGGTTCCGGAACGAATAAGTCGCCAGGATCAGTCCAGTTCCTTTGCGCCGTGCATGAGCTCAATACACAAGAAGTTGCAGGATACCCTGTTTATAGCGACAACAAGACGTTTGCTGAGCGTCTGGCAGGTGGAGATGATCGAGTCAACCTGGTCCGCGCAGTCCTCTTTACTCCAACGGGATCCCGATTCGAAGTCCTAGACTATAACGACTCCTATACAGCAGCGAACGTTGACGACTCTCTTGCAGAGTTCGGTGGAGCCTCTTTCCTCGGTGAGAACTTCTTCAAGCTCGTTTTGAGCTCAAGCACGAGCGCGCTATCACGCGATGAGGGTGTCAATGGAATTAGAATCTTCACGGCTTCCTTGAATCCATCAAGCAAGCACTACGTTGGTAAGGTTCTAAACGCGAATCCAGACAAGTTCCAGGAGGAAGAGCATCTCCTTTATCTTGATTTCGCAGTCGAGAATGAGGTCGCTGCAGTTAGAGTTGCCGCTGACACGGTTGCCATTCTCTCAGGATCAGGCGCTACAACGGCAGCTGGCGGTGATACTGTAACTCCATTCCGCAATCTTTTTGGCAAGTTCAATACTCGGTATACGACTCCCAGAACACCGGCGTTTATCTCACAGCCCTATGGATCCTCTGAGTACGACCTCTTCCACTTCGAGACGATTTCTGACGGTGCGGCTTCGAATAGCGATTTCAAGATCTCTATCGCGAATATTCGAAAGTCTCTTGATCCTGCAAACGAGTTTGGTTCATTCGACGTGCAGGTTCGCCGATTTGATGATACCGACACTGACCTCGCAATCCTCGAGGTCTATCCTGACTGTAACCTCAATCCCAAGAGCGAAAACTATGTCGCTCGTAAGATCGGCGATAAGAAGGTCTACTTCAATTTCGATACGACGGACGAAGATGAACAGCGCCTCATTGTCCAAGGTAAGTACCCCACACGTTCTTCGAGAATTCGCATCGTGATGAATGATGCTGTGGAGCGTGAGACGGTGCCAGCCAGCTCACTTCCTTTCGGGTTCAGAGGCCTTCCAGTCCTCAAGACTGCAAATTCTCTTACGGACAACCCGCTCTCTGTGATGACTGATCGATTTGGTAATGCATTGGGAGATTCTGGTGTCCGTCTTGGGAATTACGGAGTGACAGGCACACCACTAACTGGGTCCGTTCTTCCTCCTCTTCCTTTCCGGTTCAAGGTGACGCGTGGAGCTGTCTCTAGCGATGTGACACCAGAATACATCGGTGAAGTTGGAACATCTGAGCGTGTCGACGCCCGTCTCTACTGGGGTACCAAGTTTGAGAGAATGCCGCTTACAGGCACAGTGCTCGACGCCGCTTTGAACTCGAACGTCTCGAACGTCCCCAATCCAATCATCAAGTCCTACGCAGCGTTCCAGGGCATCACAAAGCTCGATACGCTGGTGACAGGTGCTGGCGCCGACGAGTTCAACAATAATAAGTTCACCTTGGCGAGAGTTGCACTATACAATCAGCTTGTTGGCGGACAGATCACCAACGTTACAGGAACGGCCAGAGAGCACATGCTCGAGGCTGCGTATTTGAGAAATGGTGCTCCAGACGCGACAAGCTACACGATTACAGACACAGCGCTCGGGGCGGACAGAATCACATTGGCGACCCTAGTCCACACGGCCAGCTCGGTCTTCAACAGGTTCCAGGAGTACTGCAAGTTCACGGCTCCCTTCTACGGCGGCTTCGATGGTGTGAACGTCCTCGATCGAGATAACCGGCTCCTTAATGATAAGGCATCAAGCTCTGATGAAGGCGGCAAGGCGACAACCTCCACAACAGGATTTGGTCTCGCTGGAACGCTGGACGCCTCAATGTCAGGTAAGGGTAAGGACAACAACATCGTCTCGGCCTACCGAGTCGCGACGAATATTCTCACCGATGAGATCTCCTCGAATGTGAATATCCTGGCGATCCCCGGTATCAGAGACGTTCTCGTTACCGACTTCGCCATGGAACAGGTCAAGAACTATGGAATGGCGATCTATCTGATGGACGTGCTCAACTATGACGCGGATGTCAATCGTCTCTTCGATGATGCTGCAATCAAGCCAGACGTTCGTGAGACGACTGAGCAGTTCGACAGCCGCGCAATCAACAACAATTACGTGGCGACGTACTTCCCAGATGTGTTCCTGCAGGATCCAGTCAATCGGCGCCCAGTCAAGGTGCCAGCTTCAGTGGTCGCCCTCGGAGCTCTTGCATTCAATGACAAGGTCTCCTACCCCTGGTTCGCTCCTGCAGGCTTCAACCGCGCCGCCCTCTCGGACGTCACGAACGTGGTCACCCGGCTCAACTCCGAGGACCGCGACGTCCTCTACGACGGTCGCATCAATCCCATTGCGACATTCCCGGAGGGTGGCTTCGTGATCTTCGGTCAGAAGACGCTCCAGCAGGCCAAGTCGGCCCTCGACCGGGTCAACGTCCGCCGGCTCCTCCTCGAGGTCAAGCGTCTCGTCTCGGCCGTCGCCAAGAAGCTCCTCTTCGAGCAGAATGATGCGACAACCCGGGCCAAGTTTGTGAGCCAAGTGACGCCTCTCCTCGGACTCATTCAGGCACAGTCTGGTATTGAGCAGTTCAAGGTTGTCTGTGACGCAACAAACAACACTGAGCTCGATGTCGAGGCCAATAGAATGAACGGCAGAATCGTTCTCGTCCCGACACGGGCCGTCGAGTTTATCTCCGTCGACTTCATCATCACGAACAGCGGCGTGTCTTTCGAGTGATGAATACCTATAAGAAGAACACAAGAACTAGGAGCAAAGATAATGGCTGAGCTTACCTTCAAGAGTCCAGGCGTGAGCACAAGGGAGATCGACCTGAGCGGACCTGCGAATGTCACGCCGCAGGGGACTCCTGCCGGTGTAATTGGTATGGCCCAGAAGGGTCGGGCATTCATCCCGATCACCCTGGCCCGCTACCAGGATTTCGTCGCTGAGTTTGGTCAGACAGACGGAGAGAAGTTTGGCCCTCTGGCCATGTATGAGTGGTTCCGAAACGCGCAGGCAGGAACATATATCCGGACTCTCGGAGTGGGAGATGGCCTTAAGAGAGAGTCTTCTGGACGTGTCAATAATGCAGGTTTTGTTGTAGGATCTGAGCAGGTCCAGGCGAATGGTCAGCTCGGACAGAACACATTCGCCGGGTCGACTGCAGTCGTCCCAGGGGTCCTTGGAAGAACTTACTTCCTTGGCGCTTTCATGTCTGAGTCGAATGGGTCTCGAGTCTTTTCGGACGCAGGAATTCAGACGAGCCTCTCCGCGTCTGCGATCATTCGCGGCGTTGTGATGGTGCCCTCAGGCGTCGTCCTTGGCCTGTCCTCTTCTTACTCAGAAAACAACACACCTGCCAACGCCAATGCAGCATACGCGAACTTTGGAGTAGGCTCCAACGCTGGTGCCTCGCTAGGAACTGTCAATATCAATAACGGACAGTCCAACTTCGTTATGATTCTCAACGGGCATGCACCTACGGACGAGTTTCCGAATGTGATCACGGCCTCCTTTGACCCCAACTCAGCGCAGTACTTTGGCAGGATCCTTAACTCTGATCCAACGCGTGTCGAAAAGGCCGGCCACTACCTCTACACGAACTGGGACGTCTATCCTTCGCTGGCGGTCGTTACCAGCTCGGGAGTCCAGACAGCAGGCACAACGGCATCTGGTCTCATTGAGGCTGCCTTCGCTCTCACAGGAAGCCAGGCGCGCAATACTGGCACGGCGAGCGTTCCAAACTATGAGGGCTTCGAGGACCGCTATCGCACAGCGTTCTCTCCCTATGTCACCTCACAGAAGTTCGGCGGCAAGCCTAAGAACCTCTTCCGGATTCACGCCCTCGACGACGGTGCTGTCGCGAACAGCCTCTTCAAGGTCACGATCGAGAACATTGCGGCGACAAAGAACGAAAACAGCCCGTTCGGTACCTTCGACCTCCTCGTCCGCGACTTCTCCGATACGGATGAAGACCAGGTCGCCCTCGAGTCCTTTAGAGGTCTCAGCCTCGACCCGAGCTCAGATCGCTACATCAGTCGAATCATCGGCGATCGCCACGCCTATTATGACTTCGACCAGAAGACCGGAGCCCAGAAGCTTCGTATTGACGGCAATTTTGCCAACGTTTCCAAGTATGTTCGCGTTGAGATTGACCCGAGCGTCGAGAGCCTCTCCGTCGATGCCTCGGCACTTCCAACAGGCTTCCGGGGTCCCCACTTCGTCCTGACCGCAGGCACTCCCGCAGGCGGAGTTCCTCTCCTTACCGGACACCTAACAGGTTCTACAGGCGCCGGCGCTCTTCATGATGTGACGTTCTCTGACCTCGCCAACGCGCAGGTCGCTCCTATTCCCTACCGCCTCAATGTCGCCAAGGGAACTGGCCTCAGCAAGAAGCCTATCGCAAATCTCACCTGGGGTGTTCAATTCGAAGTCCAGGATAAGCTTGACGATCCCAATGGTACGGTGGGTCCGGACCTGAGTCGCCCATCCTACACCAAGTACTTCCCCCGCTGGGCCGTTGGAAACAGGAGCGTTCACACCGGCGACACCGTGGGTACTCCTAACGACGGAACGGTGGTTCTCAACTCCGATCTCTTCCAGAACAACCTATTTTCTCTCGAGAATGTCCAGGTTGCAACTGGATCCGACGATCGCCCTCTTTCGAAGTACTGGGATGTCGCTTCCTATCGCAGAAATAGTACCAAGTTGACTGTCCTCTCAGCTTCCGATGGTACGGTCTTCGACGACACCAACACTCGCTTCCTCGATCCGAGCAAGGACTTCGATCACCTGCCCTCCCGCAAGTGGCTCAAGTTCTCCTTCTTCGTCCAGGGCGGCTTCGACGGTCTCAACGTCTTCGACCGCGAGAAGAGCAAGATGACGGACCTCGCCGTTCGCCGCGAGTTCGACGAGGCGGCCCAGGGTGGACAGAACGGTCCGACCCTCCGCTCCTACCGCAAGGCCGTCGACGTGATGGCCGAGAAGGCGGACGTCGACATCCAGCTCCTGGCAATCCCGGGCCTCCGTCACCCCGAGGTGACCAACTACGCCATCGAGGCCGTGG